AGATCATAAGCTCAGCAATAAAGAACTGGCAAAGTTATTTGGATTAACAGGAACAAATCCAACAGTAACTATTTTAAGATGGAAAAATTGTCAGCGTATTCCACACCCTAAATTTATGAAAGTTATAACTGAAAGAACTAAGGGATCAATTCAACCTAATAATTTTTATGAGGCGTGGTATGCAGAGCATAAAATTTGAAAAGGTTATTATTTATTGGCAGGATATAAATGGTGGTGAAGCATGGAACACTAAAGCTGATGTTGATAATTTAGCTGTCGCTGATTGTTGCACCATTGGATATATTTATAGTGAAACAAAATCTTGTATTAAAACATTTGCTACATATTCAATTTGTGCTGATGGATCAATAGACTATGGGGATCTTGTAGTATTTCCTCGTGGCTGCGTAATTAAAATAGAAAGGTTAGATAACTAAATGTTAGACCAAGAACTGACAGTGGAGATAGTCGTTGAGATGTATGAGGATAAGATTGTTTTACTTAAAAAAGAAATAGATAGATTAAATGAAGAGGTACAAGTTCTTAATATGGAACTAATGAAAGAGAGAAGTAAAAACAAATGATGGATCTAAAGTATAGAGGTGCAAATGATCTTGAGGTTATCATATATAAGTTAAGAAATTATGCTGATGATTTAGAGAATAAAATTAAAGAGCAAGAAGAATTAATTAAACAATTAAAAGAGGAGTTAAAAAATAAATAATGTATTTAAATGCCAATATACCATTAATAGAATGCTATGTACGAGGAAACTATTTAAGAGATCAACAAGACTCACACGATAAATATTTTTGGTGTGTAGTATTTGGAGTAACAAGTATTCCTAAACAAGTTCCTCTATTTAATTTTGTTATGGAAGATGGTGGTATATGGTGGCGTTCACCTATCTCAGCATTTTGCCAAGACGAAGGTGTGCCTGAACAACCATTATCAGATTTATGTTTATGGGATTCTTTTAGTTATAATATTTCAGTAACAACATTTCATCAATTAGCAGGATCTAAAGTAAAGTTCTTACAACGAGATAAAACTCCACAGCTAGGTAAGTATATGTTCACATTAGATTGGTCTGAGGGTGATTTTAATGAATTGGATTTTGGTTATGCTTCTAAACCAGATCAACACAAGTGTGGTCATGTTATAGAAATGGATAATGGAAATTTTAGTATTCAACCTAACAATCGCCTTAGGGTGTTTGACAGTAATATGGGTGTTGATTGGAGTAAGCCACCTTTAATTAATAGATTAGTTAATACTAAAGTTTGGAGTGTAGAAGATCAACCTAAGTGGACTACAACAGAAACAGAAGTTGGTCAGTATAATTATGAGTATAAAGATACAGAAAAAAAATAGTGGCTAGATATAATTATTTTGTAGGTGGATTTGGCGACTTCTATTCCGAGTGGCATAGAAATAAATGTAATGATATTGCTTACATAGATATTGATTCAGTTCCTATTTGTATTAATAAACCTTGTTGGAAACCATTGGCAGTTATTGAAACTGTATATGATACTGGTAAGAACTATAAGAAATATACTAATGTTGTAGAAGCCATAGCACAAGGCTTAAACATACCTTGTTTTTTGCTATACTATAAACCTATACCAGATACGGATAGCCTAGAGTTCAAAGTTCAGCGTCTATACCCTATTAAAGGCGGTTTAAACCCTATTCTAGAAGAGGAGTGGTATTACGTTATGTTAGATTTACAGATACAGCACGATAAAGTGTGCAAACACAAGGTAAAATGATACCTTTTCCTAATAAAAAGTACCAGATTATATATGCCGATCCACCTTGGAGTTATAATGGTGGTATGATGAACAGTTCAGTTACAGATCATTACTCTGTTATGAACATTAATGATATTTGTAATTTGCCTGTTAAAAATATTGCTAATGAAAGTTGTATTTTGTTTATGTGGGTTACTCTTCCAAAGTTAAATCAATTTATGAGTGTTATTAATTCATGGGGATTTGAATATAAGACAACAGCATTTGTTTGGTGTAAAAAAAATAAAATATCAGATAGTTTTTTTCTAGGTTTAGGAAGGTGGACCAGAGCAAACCCTGAGATCTGTGTACTAGCAACAAAAGGATCTATAAAAAGATTATCTAAATCTGTAAGACAGCTGCAAGTATTTCCTATTGGATCTCACTCTAAAAAACCAGAGCAATTTAAAAATTTAATTATAGAATTAGTTGGCGACTTACCTCGTATTGAATTATTTGCCAGACAAAAGACAGAAGGCTGGGATTGTTGGGGGAATGAAGTTTAATGCCTAAGTATAAGCAACATATTAGAGTACCAACAGCTCTATTTGATTATGCTGGGTACAAAGGCTTGGCAGATAACAGAAAGCCTTATGCTTTAGCGATCATTGTAATGCTTTTAAAGTATGTAAATCAAAAGAAAGGCGAGTGCTTTCCTAGATACGCAAAGATCAGAAAGGATTTAGGATGCAGTAAAAAAACCCTAACCAATTATATGCACTTGCTTTCTACTGCTGGACTGATTAAAATTAGGCGGCTATCTTCTACTAATTTATACACAATTAACCCTATTCTACTAGTTAATGAAGTGAACCTAGTACAGGGGGTGGGGAATATGGTACACATCAGTGGTGTACCTAATGCACATATTAATAAAACATATTTAAATAAACATATTGTATTAACTAAGAATAATAAAATGAATAAAGTAGATAAGATAATTAATAGTAAAGATATAGATAAACAGACTAAGATAATAGAACTAGCTAGTCTACCCCTGCTTGAACAATATATAGACAAGCATCCTTATTATATTAGAGAAGCCATTAAGTACCAAGAGCAAGAGGCTAGGGATGCAAGAGCTGTGCCAAAAATTGTAATGCAACAGAAGTTATCAGCTGCGTTGCAAACCAATGCCAAGAACAGATCAGCAGCTTACAAAGCAAAGGTAGCTTATAACAAAGCCAATAATATTAAACCATGGGAGATGAAGAAGAATAAATTCTAATGGCAGGATTTAAATCAAAGAAGATCTTCTGTTCAGGTATGTCAAAGCTATCTGGAAAGCCATGTCAGGCAAAAGGGTTTCCAACCAATAGCTTTAACAAACATGGATTTCAGATTTATAAATGTAGATTTCATGGTGGTCAAAATACAAACTTCTATGGCTTTAGAGATAGAACAAATAGAGGAGGTTATAACAAGCCAGGTTATACAGATGAGAAGAAGATTAAAAGCCTTGCAAGTTTAAAACAATTTAGAGATAAGGATTTAGATTATGTCAGAAATTACTACGAAAAAGTCAAGCCAAGAGTTGATAACCTTGGAAGATACAGTTCTAAATACAGTATTAGAGCAGCTATCCGAAGGAAAAACTCTAGCAAGTATAAGGAAGGAAAAGATCTTACCTTGCAGCTTGATCAAGTTTTATCAATTCTTGAATCAAGAGGGAAACAAAGAAATCAAAGCCAAGATTGAGGAAGCCAGAAAAATAGGTGTCCAGAATATAGTAGATAAACTTTTAGATATTTACCAAGCCGATATAAACCAAGACACACTAGATCCAAATCTTATTAGTTGGATAAGAGAAAAGACAAAGTTTATTCAGTGGATAGCAGGTAAAACTAGCGATTTATATAGTGATAAAAAGGATTTAACATTAAACAAAACTACCAATAACATAGTCGTTAGTTGGCTTGATAGTCCAGAATTAGAGCAGAAATATACTCAATATGAAAATATTAAAGAAGATAAAAAAGAAATTATAGAACAGTAATTATTTTTTATAATTCCAAGCTATAACAAAATACAAAGCCAAGATAATAAAGCCAAGTTCAAATATATTATAGCTTAGAATTAAATCACTCATTAGTTAATCATTATATACATGACTGTTATAATACCAATCATATTTACAAAGCCAAGTATAGCAGCCAAAGTATAATAAAAGTTTTTCATTAAGCATGCTCCATTTCATAGTTATCTTCTATTATTTTGTGAGTTAATAACCTTCTATTGTCTAATTCACACTCAACTAAACGCTGATATATAACTTCTTTTATGTCTTTTATTTGATACGAATTATAAAGATCATATTGATTTAAAAGTTTTTCATCGTTCAATCTTTTTATATGTTCTTGCAGTTGTTGTATTGATGTCATGTTTATACCTTTCGTTGTTAGTAATTAGGGTTTAGATATGGAATATCCATTTCAATTAATTCTTTAACACTGTTTAAATGAAACTGTTCTGTCTTCCATATTTCTTGGCTAGGCTCGTTCTTAATTCTATCTTCAAGCCTAGTTAATAGCTCGTCTATTACTTTAATAGCTGAGTTATATTTTTTAACATCATTTTTATAGTTCATTAAGCAACCTCCTCAACTTCTAACTCTTCAATTATTTCTCCTTGAGTAAAGCCTTTTTTAATGCAGTCAGCTATATGATTTAAAGTGTCGTCAGATACTTCTCCATTAAAATCAAAACTAACAGACCACCAACCATTTTTTGTT